GAGAACCCTTTTACCAATTTTTCTTCTCTAATTTTTTTAATTTTACCTGTTTGGTCATCAGGTAAATCGTACTGAATTTTTGCTACAAAATACTTTTCATCCATTTCCATAATTATTTATTTTCCTAAATAATCGGATAATTTTCTCATTAAATCAATAGAGTGGTCAACATCTCCGCCAGATTTTAATTTTTTTTCTTCTTCCAAATTCTCCTCATACTTTTCTCTATCATTTTTATCAGAGAATAAATAAGCACCTGGTGTAGATGGAGATGAAACTAAATCAAAACAAATCAATTCAAAATCATCTTGAACTTCATTTCTTTCACCAACTTTTTTAAGTGAACCAACACCCCTTGATGATATACCAAGAGTAACACCTTGTCTCATAAGATTGGCCGCAATATCTCCTTTAGTTGATACTATACCTCTTTCGTGAAATCCTGGTGATGTTAATAGTTTTAATTTACCCATTAAGATATTCTTATCCCACCAAATATCGGTAATCAAATGAGACACTCTATCCAAATCAATTAAAGACGATTCTGGATGATTTAATTCTGAAGTTGATAAACCTTTTTGAATAGTTGTTTTATACTTATCTGCCTCTCTTTTTAAGATTGGTTCAGGATAAAATCTACCATTTCTATTTGGTGTGTTGTATTTTTGTAGAACGGCATAAAATTCAAATGGATTTCTATAATCCATAAGTTTTTGTTCTTGTAAAAATTTTTCGTTAAAACTATCTCTTGGTGATATGTATCCCGCATCCATTTCAACAAGAATACCAAATCCTAACTCGTTTGCTTCTAAAAGTCTTAATTCTTTCATTTATTTCTTTTAAGATAAATATTGCAAATAATGAGTTATTTTTTTGTGAGGGTAAAATCAAAGTATTTGTTGGAGGTAATGTTATAATCTTGGATATTATTTACAATCTTTTTTATTGAATTTTTTAAATCGTTTGATTTAAAATCTAATTCTTTTTCTGTAAAAAGGTTAATTTCTAAATTTAAAAAAGATTTTTTTCCAAAGAAAATTCCACTTGTTCTTAAATCTAAATCAACGATTGATTTTGGTGTGAATAGTGATGAATCAATTGAATCAAATACCGTATGTTTAAGTTCTCTACTAAAATTACAAACTATTCTGTTCCAATTTTCTAATTCTTCTTTTGGGGATACCCAAGATTGAATGTTTATATATACAGATTTTAGATTTTTAGAATCCACGGTTCCATAGACCGATTTAAATGAATTAGATAAATTCAATTTTACACTTTTCCCTTTTTTCATTAAGTTCCATAATTAATTTGTTTATTTTTTATAAAAATAGAAGTAATTATGTGTAATATCAAATTTTTTAATATATATTAGGTAATATGTTAATAGTACAACTAAAAAATGGAGAAAATATTGAGAAGGCGCTGAAAACCTTGAAATCTAAAGTGATTAAAACTAAACAAAATCAATCACTTACTAAAAGAAAGGAATATGTGAAAAAATCTGTGTCCCGAAGAGCCGAAATACTAAAGGCGAAATATAATGAACAAAGAAAAAAATCTTAAAGAGACTCCACCAATTTTTTAAGTTTAAAATAACTTAATTGGTCAAATTTTTCATTTTGTATTTTAAGTATTGTTTCTGAAATTTTTGACTTTGTTTCTTGGTCTGATTCTTTTTCAATTAATGAATTTAATTTAATTGCTGCGTCATCCTTTAATGAATTGAACTTAATCTTTAAAGATTTTGTATCTTCACTTATAATAGTTTCCAATTCTTTTTTAGATGTTTCGTCTAAAGTTTGAATAAAATTTTTAATAGTTTGATTTGCAATTTTAACCATCGAACTAATAGGAATATTTACAGATTCTTTAATTTTTGTTTTTTCCAGAGTTAAAACTTTAACTAATTCTTTTTTACTCTCTACTCTTTCTTTAATTGATGTTGAATTATATACTAAATTATCAATAACCTTGTAGTTATTATCATTACCAAATTTTTCATTTGGCAAACTTATATTTTCAATTAATTTTTGAATTAAATTAATCCCTTCGTTTACAAATTCAACCGCATCACGTTCTGATAATCCTTGAGGTGTAGATAACTCCTCATACAGAGAATACAACTTTGCGATACTTTTATTTTCCAAAACATCTTCTTTAAATCCAAGTAAAGATTTTTTGAAACTTTTCTTATCTGAATAAGATTCAAGTAATTGATTATCTACGTATGTTTTAATTTGTCCAAAAGTCATTTTAATATATTTTATAATAAATATTACGAATTTAATAACTTATCTAATTCTATATCCATTTCATTAAGTGAATCTATACCGGTTTCAACATCTAGTATTACCGAACCCTCTATAAACCTTTTTTCAACTAAAATATTTAAGTTATTCTTTCTTGATTCAGGAGTTATTCCCCCTCCTTCAGGTGGTGCTTCTCCTCCTGGTGGAGGTGGTGGCGGTGCCCCTAAATCGCCTCCTTCAGGTGGTGGAGCTCCCCCTCCCCCTAAATCAGGTGGTGCTGAAGTTTCTTCACCCGCAGGTTCAGCACCTGCAGTAGATGTTCCACCACTTGCGTTGTTACCATAAAGCTTATCGATAGTATCAAATAAACCTGTTTTAGTAATAACTGTTGCTGTTGATTTAAGTTCTTCTCCCACTGCCTTCTCAAATCTTTGTTGTAATAAATCAACTCTAATTTCTTCATCTGAAAAACCAAAAATATGTTTTTTAGCCCAAGTGGAAGAAACTGCTTGAATACCATTTCCTGGGTCTGAAACCAAATCTTTATATAAAAGAATTTTTTCTTTATAAACATCAATTTTAAGCAAGTCCGCCTGAGTAGACGGGTTAGTTAAACCTAAAGTGAAATTTGATAATTCATCTTCAAATCCAAGTAAAAATAAATGCACAATTGCAACTTTATTTAACTCTTGAATCATACTTTTTTGAATTCTATTGATTGTTCTTGCAAAACGAATATCCTGTAATGATAAATTTTTACCGTCACCTACAACTTCCTCAAAACCCAAAAATGCTTTAGGAACACGAAGAGCCGTTAATAATTTCTTTTGGATATATTCGATATCCGCAATTTCTGATAGGTTTGTTGCTCCCGGTAATGTCTCAATTGGACTCGGTGAGGCTGGGTCACGAACAGGTACAAAATAATCTTGGTCAACCGCCATTTGATTAAATCTCATATCCACATTACCTGTATTTTTATCCACCACTTGTTGTCTTTTAAACTTATCGGCAACACGGTTTACGTAAGGTTCAACATCTTCATCATTCATATTACCAACAAACACTTTAAAAATTCTTCTTTCAGGTGCTCTTGAGGTACGATAAATTAACATCGCATCTTCAGATAATAATAATTGTTTCCAAATTCTTCTAGCCTTTTCCAACATAGAAGTACCATAAGGAAGTTTTCTATCGTCACCTAATAATCTAAAGTGAGCAATTTCCCAAGATTGGAATGTAATTGCTTTTTGTTTCCAAGTAAAAGTTAACGCCTTTTTAGCTTCAGTCTTACCTAAATCTACAGGGTGTTTATCACCCATACCAACTTCGTGTCTTTCAATTTCAATATTAGGTAACTGTTGGCAACCAACAACACCCTTTTCAGGGTCTAATTTTAAGTAAACAAAATTATCACCAAATTTACAAGTATTTCTTGTCCACATCGGTAAGTTTGTATTAATATCTAAAACATTATTAAACAAATCCGCCAATACAGACTTAATCCTTTTTGATTCGGAATAAATCTGTAACATAAATCCATCTTCATTAACTGTTGTAGATTCTTCTGCATATATGTCTAACGCTGCGGAAATTTCGGGAGTGTACTCCATAGATTCATAATCATAAACAGAAGATAATCTTGTTGGTTCGTAATAAATTGCTTGAGAGTATAAATTATTCTCTACTTTAGCCCACTGTTGTGCTAAATAAAATGTTTGTTGAGCCTGTAGTTTTTCTCTTTCGTATTCTCCCTTATCTTTAGTTCTTAATAATTCTGTTTTATCAAGTTTAAATTGGGGGTAGTCTTGTCCTAGCAAAGAATTGGGTCCGAATGTCTTACCGAGCCTCTGCCATACCGTTAAATTGTTATTTTCAGCCATATAATAAATTTAATTGAAGTAATCAATATTATAAATACTTATCTACCACCAAATAACCAACCATATTTTTTATAGTCTTCCATACCAGGTCCTTGACTTGGGAAATGTCCCATTTTTGGTGCTGCTTGAGGTACTAAAGGGTTAAAGAAGTTTGAAGAGTTTCTATCTTCATTAACTGATGTTGCCCACGAATTAATCATAGCCTTTGTTTGGTTAACATTTTTCTCTAATTGTTGAAATGATTTTTCGCCAACATAGATTGCCATAGAAATAGACATAATACAATCATCGTGTCCGTTTTTTTGGTGGTCAGGTCTTCCATTAATATAAACAAACCCATTCATTTCATTATGGAGTCGGTTTGAACGAACCGCAAAATTATGTCTAATTGCTTCTTCAAAAGAGGCAATAATTTGAACTCTTTTGGAGTTAAAATTAATTCCTGGTATTTTTTCAGCCATTTTTGGGTCCCATTTCCATTTATTTTGAGTATCCACGTTATCTACGTACATACCACCCTTATAATTCATCTCCTGTAACTTCCTTGCAGTTGCAACACCCATTCCTCCTGTTAAATCCGTAACACAGTAAGCATTATACATCGTACCCCATTTATAGGCTATTTCTGCAACAATATCGGGTGGTACTTTTCCAACATATTCTAATACCTGTTTTCTTTCATCAAAATCAATTATTTGAATACAAGAGAAATCTTCAGAATCTCCCCTTGAAACGTCAATACCCATAACATATTTATGTCCCGCTTCAGGTTCATCAAAAATCCATAAAGCATTACCCATAAGTTTTGCCTTAGGCTCCTGTATTGTATTATTTTTAATTCTTTGTAATGTTTCGGAGTCAAACACGTTATCACCCGAACTTAAAAAGTTACATTCCAACTCCTGAGCCACTTTTCTCCTATCAAATTTAAGTTTTTTAACCATTTTCTCAAACCAATCAGAACAAGGTTTATATCCCTGTTCAATATAATCTTTTGTAATTTCGTGGTCTCTTTCATATGGATTATCAACACTTAAATCAACAATTGCATCTTTTGGATATTCTTCTATATTAAGTAAGAAATGAACCAAATCGGTTGTTTTAACCATATACAAATCTTTTGTATATCTCGGGTCTTTATACCAAAACATTTCAGAAATCTTGAAGTCATTCATACTTCTTAATGCTTGGTCGTAAATCTCGTAATAAATCGGGTCCTGTCCGTTTGGTGTTGATACTACAATAACCTTACCACCCGTAGATAGTGATGCCATACAAGCCGCCCAAAAGTCTGAATCCGCATCAATAAACGCCGCTTCATCAAAAATAAGGATAGTAGGTGTATAACCACGAAGAGCATCTTTTGATGTTGCAACCGCCTTTACCTCACAATCATTATTTAACTTAAAATGTCTTGCGGCGTTCTTTTCGGCCGAAAATCCAATACCAACCCAAGACGGCCATTGTTCTGTAAAGGCTCTTATTTTATTTGCCATCTCAACTGACGTATCAAGTTTGTTTGCAATAATCAAAACTTTTTCAGGTTTGCTTTTTTTAGCAAACGCAAGTTTTTTTGAGGCCCACGCCGCAGTTACCGTAGAAACACCCGCCTGCCTGTATTTTAGGGCGATATTCTCGTTGTATTTTTCGTAGTCCTCAATAAGACTAATTTGGTCTGGAAATAGGTCTAATGGTACATACTTTGATTTTGTATTATCAAAAGTTTGTAAATACGTTCTTAACGCATATGGAGTATCTCTCATACACTTTGTAACTTCAATTATTAATTGTTCTTTCGTCATATTATTATAAATAGTAAAAACCCTCCAATAGTCGCCTAAGGGAGGGTTTTAATATTATTATGTTATTTTATTTTGGCATCGATATACCTAAACCACTTAAAAAATCATCCAAATCATCGTCGTCATCTTCACCATCATTAGAAGGTTCTTCACCTTTTTCTTCTTTTTTCCAATTATCATATTCAGATTTTAAATCTTGAGCTTCACGCATAATTTCTTCAAATCTTGAGGTTGCTTTCTTATTTTTTTTCTCATCAGTTGAAATTACATCACCCATTATCTGCAAAAACTCTTGAGCTGGAATTTGGTAAAGTTGAATATGGAACCAATTTATTAAACCTTTATTGTCTTCATCAAACATTTCATCAGGTAATGTAAATCTTAATTTTTCATAAATTTCAGGTCCAATTCTCAATTGCATCGGCTCATTTGCCAAAGTATCAGTTTGTCCCATCACATTTGCTCTCATACTTGGTTCTTTTGGTAATCCGTGCCTACCTTTAGACGCTTCAATTCCTTTAATAATTTCGTGACATAAGATTGGGAAAAATGCTCCTGTAGCAACAATTTTTGTATCGGGTGCCTCTTCTCTATCTCCACCTTGTTCTTCAAAATTATCTAAATCTTCCTCGTCAGGTTCGTCTAATTCTACTTTACCGGCAACACCTTGTCCTGTTTCAGACATCATTTCAATCATTTGTTCCATACTAAAATAGAAGAAATCATTAATAGCCATTATTGTTAAATAATTAGGATATAATCTTGGATTGATTGCGTCTAATCTTCTTTTAACTTCAGGTTTTTGAAATACGTAGTGTCCTTTTTTTGCGGCACCTTGAATAAGTGCGTTTATAATATTTCTTTTGTGTTTTTCTAACTCAAATTCTTCTTCAGGTGTTAAATCTTCAATATCAAAAGATGGTATTTCTAACTTTGGTTTTTTATCGCCTTCTTCTTCATCCTCTTCATCATCATCTTTTGGTTCTTCGGGAGAGTATCTAAAATTTGAAACGTCGATTTGTTCCCCTAAACGAGGGTCAATAATATACCAACTTGGGTCAGCTTCAGTTTCATCTAAACAAATTTCAACAGCCAAATCTTTAAGAGGTTCTTTTACTCTTGATTCTAAATTCATAACTTCTTGGGCTTTTCTCATCATTTCACCCATAAGCATTTGCTTAACTTGTCCAGCACTTAAATCTTGAATACCTGTAACTTCTTTTAGTTTATCAACAACTTTTCCAAATCTTGATGAAACAAGTTTTTGTACGTCTTGTACTCCACCTTTTAAAGCCGGATTTTTAGCGTATAAACTTTCGGGGTCACCCAATTTTCTTTCCAAATTTGGGTCCATTCTTTCAGGTCTACCGCCGTAATCAATCTGTTCTTTTATTCTTTTTTTATTCATTGTCTAAAATTTTCATTATTGCGTTAATTACTTCAGTTTTTGCTCTTTCAGGTGAAATTGCTCTTGGAGCTTCTTTCTCACCAGGATTTGGATTTTGACCGGGACTTATTGGTCTTGGTCTAGTTGTAGGTTTTGTTATTGGTTTTGTTGGTGCAGTTGTTGTATTCGCCCTTGGAGCTTCTTTCTCACCAGGATTTGGATTTTGACCGGGACTTATTGGTCTTGGTCTAGTTGTAGGTTTTGTCACCGGTTTTGTAGGTGCGGTTGTTGTATCTTCTGAAAGATATTGTAATAAATCACCTTTACTGATTCTTGGTGGTATATGTTTTTCTACTATTCTCATAATTTCGTTTTCTAAAAACAAAGATACAGGATTTTTTCCTTCTTTCAAACTTTTTTTTACTGCTTGAACGCATCTTTCAAATTTTCTTGTTTTTTTAGGTCCAACTTGAGAGTGACATATTGCCCAAGGATTAGGTTCAGATTTTTTAACTTTATTTTTACCCTCCTCCATTTCTCCTTCCATTTTTGTTGCGGTTATGGAGTTATCTAAAGGATTTTTTTTAATTGCGTAACCTTTATCACTAGCAGGTAGTGTCCCCCCTTTATCTCCAACTTTATAAGACGGTTGAGATGGTAATGTGGTAATTTGTTCACCAATCATTTTACTATGTAACTCATCAATTTGAGATTCTGTTAACTTTGAAACAGTCTTGGATGATAATCCTGATTTTATCAGTTGAAGTGCCTTTATATTATTTTTCATATACAACTTTTTTTTCAAACTCAAGGATTAAATCCTTTTCGTATAATAAATCTTTTATTTTTTGTTCTGTATCATTAAACCTAAAAACCATTCTCGGTTGTTTAACCGTATCATCCTCTTCCCACGCTAAAGCGACAACCCCATCAACAGCATCAATCATCGAAAAATAATCGGAGTTTTGAATTAACTCCAACTTTATGTTAGTGTCCCTCAAAACTCCTACTTTTGTAATATATTTTAGTTCAGGTGGTAAAGGGTAACCATTACAAGGTTTACTATCCCATCCATCTCCCCAAACTTCTTGTTCATCCGAAAAAATAAATTCATAAATGTTATCACCTTTAAAGTTTGGTCCCAAACCATTAACATAAATTAGATAACTCATAGAACAAGTCCTTCAGGTGAAATTTTAATTTGTTTATCTTTATTTTCAAAAACCAAATTTTTCTTATTTGTTTTACCAACAAAAACAAAGGTACGATTTTCTTCTAAAAATTTTTGTGATGCAAGTTCTTGTTCAATAGTTTCACTTAATTTGATAACGTCTTTCATTTTTCTTTTTGCATCAGATTTAGTAACTAATTTTCTTTTTTGTTGACTTTCTTTAATCATTCTTTGTTCTTTATCTGAAACTTGGAAATATTTTGAAATAACTTTATCAATTTTTGACTCACCAAAAATGCTATCAATTATTGAATGATACATTTCACCCATCTCTCCTTCAGGTTCTGTACCCATATCAGGCATTTCACCTCCCGTATCTTCTCCGCCCATATCAGGAATATCAGGTATTTCTTCTTCTCCGCCCATATCTTCCATCCCTTCTTCTTCGTCAAATTTTGAAATAATATCTTCCTTATCTTCTTCTGATAAATTTTTCAAATCAGCGGCAGATAAAACCATATTAATAACGTACTTAATATTCTCAGATGTTAATCCTTTTTCATTATCAAATTCTCTCATTTTCTGGGTTAATTTACCTGTAAGTTTTTGAATTGATTTGAATGTAACTTCTTCTTCTTTTTCACCCATATCAGGCATTCCTTCATCGCCTCCCATATCACCCATATCAGGCATATCTCCTCCTTCCATATCTCCTGTTGGTATTTCAGCCCCTTCAGGTGAAGGAGGTGTTGCATCAGGTGAAGCTGGTAATTCAGGTGTTGGTACTGCTGGTGGTTCTGATGGTGGAGGAAGTTCCGCAATAGGTTCATCTCCTGCCGGAGCAGATTTTGGAGTTTTTAAAACAAACTTTTTTTGTTCTCCAAATAAAGAAGTACCTTCTTCATTCTCAGTCAATCTATTAACTTCTTTTGTTAAAAGATTTAATCTTTTTAGAGCCTGAGAATACGAAGAATAATACTTTCTGTTTTTCATAGGTTCAATATAATCAGTCGCAGATTCAGAAATTGTTTTTTTGATGATATAACCCTGTTTTTCTTTTACAATTTCATAGTTATTTCCATCTGCTAAACTAATCCCATATTCTGACCTAGATGTTTCGTTGATGTTGGATGGTCTATTTTCATTATATCTTGAGAGTTCAATTATTCTCTTGATTTTTTCTTGCCCTTCCAATTTTTCACTTCCGAGCGGTTTTAAGTCTCCCATATTTTGAGTTTTTAAATTATTTTAATTTTTCTTTATAAATATACAATAAATAGTAAATATTTTATTCTATCGTTTTTCTTTCAATAGATAATTCTTTATCTTTAAGTTTTGTTTTAAGTTCAAATAACCTACCGATATACCCTGAACGTCTCAAATACTTAAAAACCAAATTTTCATAAGAAAGTTCCCCTTCTTTTTCTAAACCTGATTGTCTATATTCTTTAATCTTTTCTTTTAAGTCTTTTAATTTTTTCCCATCATTTCCCTCTTTGTCTTCTTCAAGAGCCTTATCTATCTTTGATGTCCAAGTTTTAATTTTGGTTTTTAATAATTCCATATCAATATTCTTATGTTTTTTTGGCGGAACATTAACCCACTCATCATACATTACAGAATATATACCTTCACTAAATTTTTCATCTTTTGCATCTTGGGCGTAAACCTCAACATCAAAACCATAAATTTTTATATCATGTTTATCATTAAATGCATCTTTTTTCAAATCAAACATTTCTTTATAAAGCTCAGGATTATCTAAACCTTCAAAATCAACTAAAAGGTGTAAGTCAAAATCTGAATATTCCGACCAATTAAAATTGGCTAATGAACCCATTAAATGAATATCTACTATGAATACATCTTCACCCAATTCATCAGAAAATTCATCAGCAATTTTTAATAATTTTGTTCTAATATTATTTTTAAGTTTTGCTTTTTTTGGTTCTGCGGAATTTTCCCAAACTTTGGGATTTAGAGTATCCCTAACTTCAAAACTATTCAATATTTTTTGAAAATCTTTCATTAATAATAAATAGTTGGATAATTAGAGTTTTTTATATTTGTATTTTTTTGCTATTTCAGCCATAAAAAATTTTCCTTGAGATTCTGCGGTTCTAAATTTTGTGTAGATTTGGTGGGGGACATTTTCATACTCATAAACTAACCCGTTATTAAATTCTGTAATAAGTGATTTTGTCTCTGTATCAAATGTTGTTTTTTTAATGTTTGAGGACTCAATTTCATTAATAATCTTCGTCCCATCTATCATCTCTCTTTTTACTGCCATCTTTTAAAGGTGTTAATTCGTTTATTTGTTTTAACTTTGGAATCATATATTCTTCAAATTCTTCCCAAGTAATATCAAAATAAGATTTTAAGTCGTTAAATAAAGTCAATTTTTCATTTTGCATAGTGTGATGCAACCTCATCAATTCTTCTGTATAAAATGGAGGTTTCTCCAAATCTTTTTCACTCCATTCGTATCTTTGAAATAATTCCCTTAACTCTTTGTAAATTGAGAGGAATTTTTTATCAAAATCACTATACTTTAAAAATTTCTCAAATGGTTTTAGTTTCATCTTACTATATTATGAGTTTGTTGTCGTATTTTTATTATATTCTAAACAAGTTGGTATTTTAGCAATTGTTTGGAATTTTTTTAATCGATTCCAAGTGTCATCCCAATTATACTTCATCTCACCTTCCATCCATCGCCAAAGATTTTGATTATCATATTTAAATGTTTTCCAAATTGCTGATAATTCATTAACCGTTTTAATTTCATCTAATACTTTAATAAAATCTTCATTTGTTCCTCTCCCTTTCATAGACTTGTATAATCTGTCATTCCACGCCTTTATTTTAGTAGTATTTGAATCAGGTTGAATTTTACCGCAATAAGTAAGAAGTTGACTTAATTTATTTTTTGCAGGATTTTCTTTTTTACATCCTCCTTTCTCTATTCCTGGAGTAAAGATAACACCCGCTAAAGCTGGGTCTGAAGCAACATCAAAAAGACCAGGTTGTTCTTTTATTACTCTTTTAACAATTTTTACTAAATCATTTTCTGTTATTCTTATTATCCTTGCCATAACATTTTTTATAATAAATACCCCATAAAATTAAAAACCCCCATTTAAGGGGGTTAATGATTACAACAAACTTATTCTTTTTTTCTTTTCCGTTTTCTTGTAGTTTGCAACAAATACGGTAAGTATACCATCTTCAATTGTTGCTTCGATGTTGTCGGGGTTATATTCTTGTCCGATTCTAAATTTTTGTGAAATAACTTTTTCTGTGTCTTCACCATTTAATTTATATGTTCTTTTACCATCAAGGTAAAGAACTCCCCCTTCCATTTCTACTTTTAAATTTGACTTATTAAAGCCAGGAACATCAAAGAATAAGTAAGCTCCGTCTTTGGTGTAGTTTACCTCATAAGGTTCTTTATCTGAATTTTTAACAACCATATTACTATAAGTAGGTTGTGCGAAAAACCCATCAAAAAATTTGTCGAAATGTGAATTCAAGTAAATCATAATTTTTTTGTTTTGTTTTTTAAATTTATTTAATTATCTTTGATTAGTCAAGTTATGTGCCAACAGAACATATTATGACAAAATGACATACATAGAAAATTTTCAGGACAATTTGACAAAAAGTTTGGTAATGTCCAAAATTTGATGAACCTTTGTAAAAATTATAAATTATGAATGAACTAATGGATGATGATGACAAAATGATGAGTAAGAAAAAAACCTCGTCAGAAAGTGATACACCTGTGTTAGATAATTTCAGTAGGGATTTAATTAAACTCGCCGAACAAGGTAAATTAGACCCTGTTATTGGTAGAGAAAAAGAAATCCTACGTATCGCACAGATTTTATCTCGTAGAAAGAAAAATAACCCAATTATTATCGGTGACCCGGGTTGTGGTAAGACCGCAATTGTTGAAGGGTTGGCAATTAAAATCCATCAGGGGGATTGTCCTAGAAATTTGGTAGATAAAAGAATTGTTGAACTTGATTTGACTTCCGTTGTTGCTGGTACAAAATACAGAGGACAATTTGAAGAAAGATTGAAAGTTATTATGGAAGAACTCCACAACAATCCAAACATTATTGTCTTTATTGATGAAATCC